CCCAATACAGCACATATACAACACTCCTGGAACATGGAATATACTTGTTTCATTGCTGTCTGACTATGGCTGTACATATACTGATACTATGCTAGCAATGGTAGAAACTACACAACCTCCAATTGCTAATTTTGTTATTCAGCCAAACCCAACCACAACTTATACGACACATGTAACATGTAGTGATTGGTCATCGGGAATACCAACTGTGTGGGAATGGTCAGCACCTGGTGCGATTCCTACTAATAGCAGTTTGCAGCAACCATGGTTCATGTATCCAGAACTTGCTGGTGAATACTATATTACCCTTAAGGTAACAGATTATTTAGGTTGTTGGGATACTATCACACATAAACTAATTATAGAAGATGAAATGTTGGTGTTTGTACCTAACACATTTACACCGAATGGAGATGAATGGAACAATAAATTTCAATGGACCATATTAGGCATTAATGAAGCTTTATTTCGTTTGCAAATTTGGAATCGTTGGGGTGAATTGATATGGGAAACACGCGATCCATATGCATATTGGGATGGCTCATACAATGGTAAATTAGCACCTGAGGGAATTTATACGTGGACAATGTTAGCAACTAATAAAATAGATGCCGGAAAAAGAACTTTTATAGGAACAATTAATATAATCAAATAATTATGAAAACAACAATATTAGCACTAGTAGTATTAGCATTAACGAGTTGCGTTAATCAAATGGATCGTTTAAGAGACGCTCAAAAGAAATATCCAAAATGTATTGTACAACCAACTACTAGTATATTGGCTAGAGATGGATACGAAATTATGGTAGAGGATACCATTACAAACCAAATTTATGTAGTGAGTTACTACCCATTCAGTACAACTAAGATTTCAGCTATTAGAAATATCAAATAAGTTTTAGGTGGTAGGTTGATATTTATATAAAAGGAAACCATGCCGTACGTATATGAAACGATCAATCTAATTACAAATTGCAAATATATTGGATACTGTTCGAAAACTCCCGATACTTCTAAATCGTATTTAGGTTCGGGTAAAATTTTAGGTAATGCAATTAAAAAGTACGGTAAATCAAATTTCCAAAAAACGATACTTAAAGAATTTGAAACAGAAAATGAAGCTCGTTCATATGAAGAATATTTAATAGAAAAATATGATGCAATTTCTAGCCAGGATTATTACAATCTAACAAAAGGCGGCTACGGCGGCTGGTCTGAAGCTGCAATTAATTCTCGGTCATCGGATAAAACTAAAGATAAAATTCGTAAATCATTAACAGGTAGAAAAAGACCAGCTTCTGTTGGAGAAAAGTCTAGTTTAAAATTAAAAGGAGTAAAACAAACTCCAGAAAATATTGAAAAACGAAGAACTGGACAATTGAAATATTATCAAACAGTTGAGCGTGATGATTTAATTGAACGAAATAAAAAGATATCAATAGCTTTAAAAGATAAGCCTAAATCAGAAAGTATGAAGATTAAATTAGGAAAATTAAATGCTAAATATTCAGATGATATTGTATTACATATTAAAGAAATGATTAATAATAATATACCATATAAACAAATTACATTACAATATGGAATTGGCGCAGAATCTATAACAAGAATTAAACAAGAAAAATCTTATAAATGGCTATGGAAATAATATCAACACACCCAATTAAAAAATCAGATTTAGGATTCCATGGAAATCTCTTTGGAGGCGCACTTTTAAAATGGATTGACTCTTCCGCTGCAGGATATGCGATGCAATTGTGTGATACACCTCGTATGGTAACGGTATCAATTGACCAATGCAACTTTGAACGCCCGGCAAAAGAATCTCAATTGCTAAAGATATATGGATTCCCGGTTAAGGTAGGTAATACTTCTATGACTCTGTATATGGAAGCACGTGCTCACAATGTATATACTGGTAAACAAGATCTTGTATTGAAAACAAACATTACCTTTGTTCAGATAGATGAAGGAGGAAACTCTATTCCATTAGGAGAAAAGGCTAAAGGACGCATCAAGAATCTTTTATTGGAAAATAATAAGGGAGAGCTTGGAAAATAATTGATTTTTTCTTATTATATAGAAAAATTAAATTATGAGTACAAGAAAATTTCAAATCGGTGATGTAGTCATTGTAACTGATAAAGTTTCAAAATGGGCACAAACAAATCATGGTGTTGTCCCTGGTATGGTTGGAACGGTACAAGGATATAACTACTATGGACAATATTCAGTTAAACTAGAAAACGGAAAGCTTCTTCAAGAAAAATCAAATGCATTTGAGAAAGGCAGTCCAAAGAGTTCGATTGAACAGTTCCGAGAACAAATTGAAAAGGCAGAAGCTAAAATTGAAGCTACTAAAACCTTTATCAATGAAACTAAGAACAAGATTGAATTCATGTTAGAAGTAGGTACAGATCAGTTTGACGAAAATGAATTCAAAGCATTCCATACATTGACTATCATCGAACAAAGTGATATGTCTAAGATTGAGAAAGCAAAAGCAATCGCAGCATTAATTGCTGGTAGATAAAAATTAAAGTAAAGCCTGGTGAAGTTGTCAAAGTTGGGTTGAAGCAGAACTATGCATAAAATACATGAGTGTATAATGACAAATGAAATACACAAATGGCATAGTTAGATTTACTTTTATTTAGTCAGGTGGCGGAATTGGTAGACGCACAGAGAGTAATGTCTTTGTTTGATTCAGCTCATTACTGAATCCCTTATATCGAGGCACGTGAGAGCAATGTAATAGTGTACATAAAATCATTGAGGCAACGGAAGTAAATATATTGATACAGGTTCGAATCCTGTCCCGACTACAATTGGTCTTTTAGCTCAGTTGGTTAGAGCAACTCGCTCATAACGAGGAGGTCCCAGGTTCGAGTCCTGGATGGACCACACTAAATGTAAATGTGTGACAATAAACCAAGCACATTTATTAACACAAAATTTGGTTTAGTAAATTAAATTAAGTATAATAAATAAAAAGTTAACCAATATGAAACACGCATTAGCATCAAAAGGATTGTCATTATCTCAAGCACAATCAATTTCAAATCTTTGCAATCAAAGAAGCCGAGACATTCAATCTAGCATTTCAGTAATTAATAATGCTGAAAAGACACTTAAATTTGAAGGAGTGGATTATGTTAAACAAGTTGCAAATCCAATGCCAGCAAACATTGTTGAGCTATTAACAGAGAAGTCTCGTTTGCATGCAACTCAAGCATTCTTAATGGAGAACATCCGAGCTAAAGATGAATTGTTAGCTAGCAAACGAAGAGAGACATTGAAGTTTGATAAAGAAACTCCAGACTCTCCAGACTTAATTTGGGCAGAAGAATTAGATCATGCATCAGAAGCGTGGGGTTGGGAACAATTGACAACAGCTCAGTGGGAAGAATACTTAGAAGCTGAGGCTTATGCAGCTCACATCGGTCAATTTATTCACAAAGGTGGTAAATTAGATGAGTTGCGCACGGAATTGCCTACAATGGAATTGTTAGAGTGGGCAGAAATTGAGACTGGCAAGAAAACTCCAGTACAAGTTGTACAACATCACACTTTATCAGATCTGTCAGCAATTCACGAAACATTGTCTGGGTTGCACCGCCAATATGAACAACGAGTTAACTATTTCAAGGCAATGGTTAAGAATACAGTAACCGTTGAAAATGCTAGACGAGAGCGAGTAAATGCAGACGAAGCTGCTCGTGTTAATCAAATCAATAAAGAATTGACTGTACAGTATGAAGCGCTTCGAAGAGAATGGATTGAAGCTAGAAAACAAGCAGAGTTTGCTTTTAATGAAGCTAAGCAAAAAGATATTGAACAGATCGCTGCATTGAGAATTGAAGTACCAGCTCGATTCCAACCAGTAGTTGATGAGTTCCTTAAAGGATTAGAATAATTAAGGTAACATAAGGGATAGGCACAAGCTGTGTCCCTTTTTGTTTTTATGCAGGATGATGAAGTTTTTATATATATGGTAAGATACATTATAACTAAAAACATTGGTTAATACCCAATTTCATTAGGCCATGAGCCTATCATGCACTTCCACTTCCTTTACAAACTACCAAAACTGA